TTGGTGGGCCCGGTTGGAAACGCCCGATCAATATGGCGCCTACTCTTTCGCCGCTCCGGTGGAGATTGACTGCCGTTGGGATGACAGCGGGACGGAGTTTCGAAATGGGGTGGGACAGACGGAGATGTCCTCCGCCACCGTTTATCCTGATCGCGTCTTGCACAAGGGCGACAAGCTCAAGAAGGGCGAGTTGGAATCCGATACTCCGGACAGCCCGCTGGATCTCTTGCTTGCTTTTGAGATTCAACGCTTTGACGAGACGCCTAACCTGAAGAACACTGAAACCCTTTACACTGCCTATCTATGAACAAAACAATAAGAGCTAAATTGAAAGTTACCTTCGTTTCTAAAACAGGAGAAACTGAAAACGCTGTCCTTCATGCCGTTACTAGTGGCAGTGACGAGAACAAGTCCTTCGCTAAATATACGCCTAGTGCCTCGTTCAATATCTCCATTGATAATCCCTCCGCCCAGGGCTTTTTAATCGAGGGGAAGGAATATTACTTCGACATCTCCGCCGCTTAATCATGGCCAGCGTCAATACCATTGTAGGAGTCGAGCAAGTCCTAGCCAGACTTAAGGCTAAGACCGTGGCGATGTCCCTAGGCTGTTCACGTGGGTTGCGGTTGGCGGGTCTCATGCTCCAGCGGGAAAGCCAGCGGGTGGTCCCAGTGGACTACGGCGTATTGAAAGCTTCTGCATTTACCCGGGCGACCGGCAGCGGGTTCTCCACGCAAGTGACGGTGGGATATACAGCGAATTACGCTATCTACGTCCACGAGAATGTGGAGATGAAGCTTAAAGGGCAGCCGCGCCTACCGCCCCACAAGGGAAAGTATTGGGACCCGCAAGGCCGCGGCCAAGCTAAGTTTCTAGAGGAGCCGGCAAGAAGGATGAGAGGAGCTATGCGGTCGGTTATTCTCAAGGAGATTAAAATCCTATGAGTTCACCTGCTGAAATCATCCGCCAGCTCTTGCTGGACTTGGACCTAGGTGGCGAGGTCGCAGGGTCTTGGCCCGTCTTCGTGTCTTTCCTCCCGGGGACGCCTGACAGTGCTTTATGCGTCTACGACACTGCGGGGAAGCAAGACGGGAGGATCATGTCAACGGGCGATCAAGTCATCCATCCAGGAATCCAAATTATGGTGCGCGGCTTTGTTTACCCGGAAGCGCGGGCAAAGGCGGAGAGCATCGCCGCTGCCCTGGACGCCCAGCAACGGTCAGAGGTTGTAATGGAGTCCGATGCCAGTTACATTCTCCACAATGTGTCACGAACCGGAGATATCATTCCTTTGGGAGTGGAGCAGGAAGGCGATCGTCGACGCCATCTGTTTTCCATCAATGCCGTAGTCACGATAAACCAAAACTGAATAATCAACGAAAGAAAACAAGATGCCAAATGTAAACGAGTTAAGACTAGACGATGGCTTTTCAACCATCATCACATTCGCCAACCTTCCTCTCGTCAAGCTGTATGAGAAGGACGTCACTCCTCCGGGCTACACGGCGGGAGGGCCCATCGAAACCACCACTATGCGGAACACTGCCTATCGGACAAGTGCTCCGCGCCAGTTGAAATCCCTCACGCCCGTCAGCGCCACCGTGGCTTATGCGACGACCGCGCTGGATGAAATCTGGCCCCAGATTGGCGTCAACCAGCTTGTTACTGTGACCTTCCCGGACGGCTCTACGATCGCCTTTTACGGGTGGATAGAAGAGTTCACGCCCGCTACACACACGGACGCCGCGCAGCCGACAGCCAAGCTCACTGTCACTCCGGGCATGCGCGACCTTAACGGCGATGAAGTGGCGCCGGTTTACATGAGCAATGTTGAAAGCTAAGTCGTCGCAAAGCAAACTGAAATCGATATGTCACTGCAATTCAAATTAGTGGTCTCGACGGCTCCGGTAGTGCTGACAGACTCCAATGGAGGCGCTTCTGATTACGAGCTGCGGGAAATGACTGCGGCTGGCCGGGATAAGTATCTCGACGGAATGAAGGAGCGGGTTCAGGTGGGTGCGGACGGCAAGCCCTCGATTAAGAAGTTCGATGGCATGCAAGCGGACCTCGTATCCCGTTGCCTGTTCAACAAGGACGGAACAGCCGTCCCGGTGAAGACTATTCAGGAATGGCCTTCCTCGGTCGTCTCTGCCCTGTTCGCTGAGTCCCAGAAACTCAATCAACTGAGCACGGCAGCGAAGGAAATTGCGGACGAGTCAAAAAACGGATGACAGGTGAGAGGCTTGGTTGGTATCAAGTAGCCTCTCACCTAAGTCTCCCCGTGAACGAGCTGAAGGAACGGATCACCTACAGCGAGTTCGTTGACTGGATAACCTTCCTCAAGCGGGAGGAAGGGCAGGCAAAAAGACAGGACTATTATATGGCCCAGATCGCAATGGAAGTTCGCCGCAGTTATGTAAAGAACCCGAAAACAGTGAAGCTGAAAGACTTCATATTTGAAACCGAAACAAAGGCCGAACCCAAGTCGCCGTCGAAGTCCAAGTCGATTTGGGCCGCCGTGCTCAACGTAAAAGTAGAGGACTAAGTATGCTAGGTTCTGTATTAGCTGCCGCGGGTCCCGGTGCCTTGGGCACTCTGTTCGTCAAGCTCACTGCCGACTCCACCGACTTGGTGAGGGGAATGAACATGGCGGAGACGTCAATCGCTAAGTCCTCCGCCGTCATGCTCAAGACGGTGGCGGGACTGGGAGCGGGGATCGCCGTGGCTATGACCGGCATCGCAGTGCTTGGCCTCCGGGAGTTCGGCAAGTTCGAAGCAGCCATGATCAAAGCCACGTCCATTATGGGCGACGTGTCTGTGGGCATGCGCAAGGAGATGGAACTCACGGCCCGGACTATAGCGAAGGAGTCCACCACCTCGGCAGAGAAATTAGGTGAGGCTTACTTCTTCCTGGCCAGTGCTGGGTTAAGCGCCGAGCAAGCCCAGGCCGCGCTGAGCGAAGTAAACAAGTTCGCCATCGCGGGCATGTTTGACCTCAATACAGCCACGACGATGCTCATGGATTCACAGTCAGCCCTGGGACTGCGGTCGAAGGATGTGGCGGAGAACATGAAGGGAATGAAGCGGGTAATGGATGTTCTTTCCAAAGCCAACATCCTGTCCAACGCGGAGATCCAGCAATTCGCAGAAGCCCTCACCAACAAGGCCGCGGCAGCCTTGCGATTGGTGAACAAGGACGTGGAGGAGGGTGTGGCCGTGCTGGCGGCTTATGCGGACCGCGGCATTAAGGGAGCCAATGCCGGTGAGCAGATGGCAATTATGATGCGGGATCTTCAGTCCGCTGCTATCGAAAACAAGAAGCATTTCTCCGACATGGGAATCACTGTTTTTGACGCGGCGGGGAAGATGAAGCCGCTGGTAAGCATCATCAGAGACATGGAGATTGCCTTAGGCACGTTGTCGGACCAGGAGAAGCGGGAAGCCTTCACTCTGTTAGGCATGCAAGACAGGTCGATCGGTGCCACCCTCGCTTTAATAGGTGCCTCCGGTGCTATTGAAGAATACGAGAGGAAACTGCGGACCGCTGCGGGCGCCACCCAAGAGATTGCGGAGAAGATGGAAGCTGGCTTCAACGCCCAGCTTATTATCCTCTGGCACAATATCCAGGACGTTCTAATCACCATCGGAGAGAAGATGGTGCCGGTGCTGCGGACCCTGAACGGAATGTTCAAGGACTCCACGGCCGGGTCGGACAGCTTTGGGAAATCGATTAACACTTTTACAGACACCTTTGCGCCCGCCTTCCTGATTGTAATTGGAGAAATAGGCGACGCGATTTGGGGATAGCAGGTCATCATCAAAACTGGCCAGCTGGCGTTCGCCTCCTTTCTGTTATTCGCAGCTCAGATGGGCACGTCTGTCGCAAAGGGTTTTATGGTAGTGGTGGAGAGCATAGCGAAAGGATTGGAGAGTGTTGCTAATGCTGCCATCTTTACGCTCAACGTCTTCTTAGACGAAGCCGATCAGATGGACGAGATTAAAATCGGGTTCAAGTTTGACCGGACCACACTCGATGCTGACGTGGCCGGACTTAAGGAGGACCTAGCAACGACTCAGAACGAGTTTGATCAAATGATGATGGGAGGCAGCTTCTCGGACCGACTTAAGGCTAGCTATGCTAAGGCGACTGCCGCTGTGGTGGAGGAGAATAAGAAGCTTGTGGCTGACGTCGACGCTACGACTCAGAAAGTGGCCGCGTCCTTTGAGCAAATAGAGAAGGCACGGGCTGCGGCAGCCGCCAAAGAGTTTGCCGGGCAGACTAAGGGAATAGAGATGCCTGGCACTAGCTCCGTGTTGGGCATGACGGAAGATCCGGCCATGGCTGCAATGGACCAATTTCTCAAGGAGAAGACGATTGCGGAAGACCGTTTAATGATGGTTGAGACTATGGCGGAGATGGAACTGGCAGCCACCGAGAGAGTAAGCGAGGAGAAGATTGCCTTGCTAGTCGCTTACAATGAACGAGTGAAAGCCTTGCAGATGGCGCAAGCGCAAATCGTCTTCAACACATCTTCAAAGATGTTCACCGACCTGGCCAGCATTGCAGAAGCGTTCGGCGGAAAGCAATCTGCTGCCTACAAGGCCATGTTCGCCGCGTCCAAAGCGTTCGCCATTGCGGAAGCTACAGTGAAGATCGCCCAGGGTATTGCGGCAGCGGCAGCAAATCCTTGGCCGCTGAACTTGGCAGCAATGGGTTCGGTGATTGCAGCGACCGCGAGCATCGTGTCCTCCATCCAGTCGGTGAAGCTAGAGTTCGGCGGAGCCAAAGCAGAGGGCGGGCCGGTGTCTAGCGGCAAAGCTTTCCTGGTGGGCGAGCAGGGCCCCGAGATGTTTGTGCCTTCGCGCGGCGGCAGCATTGTCCCTAACGACGAGCTGGGTGGCGGAGGCGGCGGGGTGCGGGTAATCATTAACAACTTCACCGACGCCAAGCCGGAAGTGAAGGAGCGAAACGAGGGCAACGAAAAGGTCATTGAGATAATGATTCGCCGGGTTAAGAACGAGATCGGGTCCGAGATACGCGACGGACGGGGAGATGTGACCAAGTCCATGGAGTCCACGTTCGGACTCAAGCGAGGGAAGGGATGAGCACGCTTGCGGACATGACCTCTTGGCCCGCCGCACTGCCGCTTCCCTTTGTCGATTACGACGGGGAGCCAATGCACGTGACGCTGGCCAGCAAGCTGGAGAATCCCAAGATCCAGCGCCGGCGCCGGTTCCAAGCTTCGGTGATCTCAGTAGCGGTGCGGTGGGTGTTTAACGTGGCGGAGTATGCTGAGTTCAAAGCTTTCTTCCTTGACACCCTGGGGAACGGCGGAGCCCAGTTCCTGCTCGAATTGAAGTATCCCCGAACGTCCACCCTGACTACTTGGAAGGCTAAGTTCACGAGCAGCTACCGCTCCACCAATCAGCTAGGGCACTGGGAAGTGGAAGGGGAATTGGAACTTATGGACGGCTCCTTAGCTGCGGCCGGCGTCAGCCCGGAGCCGCTGCTGGACTGGGTGAATTTCTATGTTGTGCCTCTTGAAACCCCGTTTGCTACGGCGGACGATTTCCTGTATTGTGTTCACGTATGACTACGCCATATCAATCTGTTTACACCGGCGCCCAGGTAGATGAAGCGATAGCGATAGCCCTTGCTTTAGAACCTTCTTATAGCGGCTCCTGGGACATTGGCAGCACAGAAGAGAGTGGAACAGTAACTGGACTGGCGCTGACATTCACTCCCACCAAGGTCCAGCTCACCGTCGAGATTCCTGCTGATGGTGATTCCATCTTCGCCAATCCTATTCGGGATTCTTTGTCCGCTGACGGTTTCTCTTTTCAACTTAGCGGCATAACACCGGACGCCAACTATCGGCTTTACTATACATTGAAAGGAGATGCCCTAACTGAATCATGAAAACCTTACTTATAATTGCCCTGGTCTCGTTGCTCAATCTAACGTCCTACGCTGCCACCCGCCAGCCTCTCAACCGGGCTTATCTGCAAAGCAACCTCAACGGCAATCAAAAGGCTATCACCAACGTTCTATCTTTGGAAGCCGGCACGGTTACGGCGGGCCAGGTTACTGGCAGCGGCTCTGGGCTGACGGATATTCCCGCCTCCGCCATTACCAACGCTGGGGACATCATCACTCATGATGCGGACGAGTTTGCTTTGGCTTCTGAGGTAAGTGGCATTGACACCAATCTGTTCGTCCTCAAGAACAGCGTCATGCCAGATACGCTACTGGCGCCGGACACTAATGGAGTCGCTTCAACGAACTGGGTTATGGATGTGGTAGCAAATGTGAATCAGCACTACTACTTCTCCACTTCTACCAACGTCGGGATTGGTAGTGCAACGAATCTTTCGACGATGATAGATGTGCCAGCCGCCACCGCGGCCACCAATACGGTTGAGGTGCCGACAGCGGGAGTTTATTTCCTCTCGCGCATCACGACGAACACTATCTCCCGTATTGAACAAGGCCCAATTCATTTGAACACCTACGTCTATGTGACAGGGGGCGGAGGTGTTCAGACAATGACCGCCCATCCGGAACTTTGGGCTTGGTTCACGAACGATACGATTGCTTTGATATCGTCGTCTGGTCCGCAGTTGTTTAGTGAAGCTAGCACCCCTGCCATCTACAATACGACAATGAATTTAACAGCGGCAACGAACTTGCCTTATGGTTCACGTCTAATGTTGCGATGGAAAGCCGATGCGGTAGCTAATACCCCAACCTGGAACTTTGTGGTGGGTGGCAATTACGATTCCCATATCAGCGTGAATGTCCCGTTGTATAGCACAACGATCAGTGCGAGCCAAGTTACTGGTCCCTTCACCCTGCTTCAGGCAACCACGTCTATTCTAGGCACGGTCCTCTACCCCACCAATGCCGGCACGCAAACGATCGCTTTCGGCGGATTTGTAGAGTATCGGGATTTCGCTACCAATGCGGCCTTTGCTTGGGACGGGTTCACCGGAGCCTCTTCTACCAACGTCCAGACTGCCGTCTATTTCATTACGAACTCCACGGCGAGCGTTTGGGACATGACGCCTCCCGCCGGCATGCTGGCGACTAACGGGACGTGGAACGTGACGAACGTGACGGCGGTTACCTTTATCAACAACGGGATGAAATGGACTAACGGCGCATCCTATCCAATCAAATGAAGAACATCTTTGCGATACTGTTTCTATCTGCTTGCTCTTTATTAGGGCAAGCAATGACTCCGGCTGACCCGGCGTGGCCCTACGCTTATATTGCAGCGACAGCTGGAGGTGGAGGTGATTGCATCACAAGCAACCTTTGGTCTAGTCCAATCAATCAACAACAATTGACGGATGCTGCTTATTCGAATGTTGCCGTCAGCGCCTTCCATTGCCAAAAGATTCGGAACACATCTGGGTCCGTTGTAAAGATCAAGAAGTTACGTTATAAGACGCAGTCACAAGGCACAGGTGATGTCAGTGTTTATGCAATGGCGAGAACAGCTTCGACGAGGGTAGGAGGAACGCAATAT